CAATTGTAGATGGAACGCAGGGCATGCAGTATAGTGGTCAGTCTATATGGGAAACGTTGCCGGGTTGGGCTACCACGCAAGTCAATGGTGAAGTTGACGGGCCATGGTATTATGTTCGCGTGCGACGGAGAAGAAATCGCCTTGTGACTCCACCAACTTTCTCTAGTGGCACCATAAGCACGTTTTCGGGTGGTGTTTACCAATGGAACAAGGATGGCGTTGTCAATATCAACTACCTCAACTTGGCACCTCGTACTGCTCCGGTTGCCCCGGTCGAAGGCGACGTGTATTATAGCAATGTCACGCACAAATTACTGGTTTGGACCGGTGCTGCTTGGGAGACAATCACGAGTGCGTAGACAAACGACGTGCGTTTGCGTGCCACACTTTTTAATGTTGTGTGTGTATTGTATCAAGACACAATGGCCGGCATTTCAAATGAAACCCGCTTCGACACATTGGACGAGAAGGAGATAAACGAAATCGGCTCAAACGACGTTGCGCCAATTGACGTCCCAGGCCAACAGTGGGCGTCTGTTATTTTTGTCGGTCCCAAGTGCAAAGACACGTCTAATTATTTTGCAATGAGCATTCTCGGTTGCTTTTCGACGCAAGATGAATGTGCTAAACACAGCGAACGACTGCGCAAGTCCGGTTTCGTTGCGTATGACATTTGGACTGTTAAGACAAATAAGTTTTTATTGGTACCACCCAATCCAGACCGTGAAACAGTAATCGACAAAAAGTACTTGAACGAAAGCAGCGAACTGCAAAATCTAATGCAACAACACAAAGATGCGGCAATGCGCGCACAAGACGAAGTAAAGGAACGCACCCTTGCTACAAAGGACACACAAGACAAGCGACGCGAGCGGAAGATGAAATTTCTACACGGCAAACAATCTGCAAGTGCTGAAAACAATATGAACGACGAGATAAAGGACGTGGGTGTAAAGATCGGCAAGCCAATACACGGGCCTCGACTCGACAATGCAGCGGGAAAGCCGAAAGTAGTTTATGAACTGGAACCTGAAATATAACTCTTAGTAACGCCCAGTTTTGACATGAGTGTTTGATTTGCTTGTACGGCTGTTGTTGGTTGGGTTTTTTCTGGTTCGATTAAACGCCGACCCAGAGTACCATCTGGCTTTCGCGTCATCACCGATTTACGCTTGGTGTTAAAATACGTAGACGTTGACGTGTGTGTGATGGCAGCGTTCTTTCTCTTGGCGCCAGTAACCGCAGGTGTTGCCACTGCTTCGCTGGCGGGGTTCAGTTTCTTCCAGTCGTTGATCAATTCATCGCTTTTTTTGACAGTTTCCACAGACGTAGAAATTGCATACATTGCGTCGGGTAGCACCAATTTATTATAGGTTTCTTCGTCGATATGCAAAAAACTACTTGGTATCATTTTCACTTTGCACCGATCGGGGATGCATTGGTAACGCATGTCTGTGGCGAATTCAGTTCGAAACTCATCGATTGTCATACTACCACCAAATTTATCTAAAAGACTAAAATGTCGTGCAGCTTTCGGTGTCGTTGACACACCGCCTTCGATTTGTTTTCGTATGTAGCGTATCCATTGTGGGATGAATGTTGCCGACCGACACGACAAGTGACGACCATACGCCAAAGCGCAATTGTACGAACAGAACACACCCTCACATTGAAATCTATCTCGTTTTGCATCATACTTTACAGGACACGACACCGGATGCGACGTAAAAGGACACGTGTCCCACCAACAACAACCCGACGTTTGTTCTGGTAAGTAGTCTTGAAATGCTTTCGTTCTGGTTATTTTGTTTTGTTCGGTGCGCTTCTCCCTTTTTTTATCTTCGACTTTGATAATAGACGCGGGAAACTCGACTTTGAAATTTGTAGCGGGGTCATACTCATCTTCACCAAACAACGACTTGACTTCGTCATCGTCATCGACTTCATAGTCGTCCTCATCGCATAGATCTATATAGTTGGAATACCGTTTGGGGTTGTACTTTGGCAACGGTTTGTTGATTTGTAGTGTCATTTTGATCCGATGCTTAAACAAGAACAGAATGCAAGAGAGGGTACGAACGACGCCTTCGTCAAATGTCTATTCGTGACCAATTTGGTTCAACTACACGACCAGAAAGTTAGTGGATTGGTCGAAGACGAGAAGCGCGTTCCTGAATATAAACAACAACTTGAACTTATGCACCAAAATAAACCGACGACTTCCGACGCCATTAAAAAGGAGCGGGAATTAACAGAGAAGGTCAGATTGATCGAAAGCGGTGAGAACGTCACAAAATACTTGCTTGATTCCATGCACATGCTCAACAAATTCCACCATTTCCATCGAGAACTCGATCTGAACTATGAAAACCTAGAGAAACGACACCAAATACTCGACGAGATCAATCGCATAACCAACCAATGGGAGCGTTGTTTTATGCCTAAAATACACGCACAAGAGGATTGCCGCGATCCCAATTATGTGTGGTACTCCGAAGACCAGATGAAACCCGACTGGGATTTTTTACCACCAAAACACTTTGCTTACAAACGCATAAACCACTTCCGCGAGTATCTGCGTCAACAACAAGGCAAGTGTAAAGTCGTCGTCCCACCCGAAATCGTTAAAGAACTGCGTGCGAATTTTGCACTCAACATGTGGAACGTGCTTGAAGCAAACCCCAACCAAGTTAGGGCGCTCCTGAAGAAATCAGGCAAGCACAAATACTACGAACATGTCCATAGCATCACGCAGGAGTTGAGCCAAAACAACTATATGCCACTGCAAATATCAGCCGAACACGAAGAAACGTTGTGTTGTTTGTTTGTGAAGACCGAAGCACCTTTCCTCGACACAAAAGACCAAGTCAACAAAACCCGCGTGAATTTCCTTTCATACCCATACATCACTCGTAAGCTTTGTGAATTAGCTTGTTATGACGTGTATGTAAACCAATTTGAGATGTTGAAATCGGACAAACGTTTGATCGTGCAAGATTTGTATTGGCGTGAAATTTGCGATTCGCTTGGCTGGCAATTCATTCGCACGATAGGTCGTATTATGTAATCGTGTGAGTTGGCGATAATATCCAGTATGTTATTTTTGTTCGTCTATTAGTAAATAAACAATGACTCTATCATCCTGGGACGAGAATGATCCGTTATACACACCTCGCAGTTTGCCATTCCACGCAAACGCTATGTTGCTCAGCGATCGTGACAACTATGTCATGTCTGCTGCCACTAGGCGTCGTCGTCGTGTAGCGAAACGTTGTGGAACCACAGCCGTTGCACATAAGAAGGTGTGCAAATTACACCCTGGTAGCACTGTCACGCGTAGCGGTCATAGATTTAAAATCACGGCCATCAGACGCAACCCAAAAACCAACAAACGTGTTTACAAGATGAGGAGGGTAGGAGCCGCGGTGCACAAGCGCGTTGTCCACAGGCGTAGACCAGTAGTCCACAGGCGTAGACCAGTAGTCCACAGGCGTAGACCAGTAGTCCACAGGCGTAAAGCTGTAGTCCACCGTGGAACCACAGCCGTTTCACACAAGAGAGTGTGCAAGTTACACGCTGGTAGCGTTGTTGTGCGTGGTGGTCTTAAATACAAAATCACATCAATCAGACGCCACCCTGTCACCGGAAAGCGTATGTATCGCATGAAAAGATTCTAGACGTACAAAAATAAAACCGATTTGTTAATTTTGTACATGTTTAATAAACACATAATGCCTAATCGCGTCGTCAAACGATGCGGCCTTACTCGCGCACACAAACCACGATGTACGTTGAAAGTCGGGAGCATTGTCATTCGCGCCAATAGGAAGTACAGAATCACTCGTATTTCTCGTGATCCAATCACCAACAGACGCAAATACAGAATGCGCGTTCTTGTACGCAGACGACCTCTCGTGGGCCGACGTGTCATACGCAGCCGACGTGTCATACGCAGACGACCTCTCGTGGGCCGACGTGTCATACGCAAACGACGTGTCATACGCAAACGATCATCTGGTTTGTTCCAAAAACAACATGTTAGTTTCCTTCCAAAAGCACCACGTCTACCCGCGTTGGAGTATGCTCCCGGTGTTATACCAGCAGCACCACCCGCGTACGTTGCTCATCCTTATAATAAACGAGTAGTCCGAAGACCAGCAGACGGTAGTAGACCAGTGCAAATACCCCCTACTTTACTAGTACCGCGTCCACCCAAGTTCGTTGCTCATCCTTATAATAAACGAGTAGTCCGAAGACCAGCAGACGGTAGTAGACCAGTGCAAATACCCCCTACTTTACTATTTCCAAAACTTGAAAAGTCAATACCACAACCACCACCACTACCACCACACCTGAGGCCTTCTTTAGTTGATCAATGGGAAGAAAAACCAGGCCTAGTTGCATCGATAAAGGGTTTGCTCGGCGCTAAGTAGCTTATATTTTTTGTCTGTTTGTACCATAACGCGCGACATGGCAAAGAGTGCTTCGTCGATCAGACCGCTCGATTTATCAACACTACCCGATCAAGGTGTGATTTTCTTCGCTGGGAAAACTGGGTGTGGAAAAACAAGTGCCATTCTCCATGTGTTGTATAGCAAACGCGATGTATTCGACCGGGCAATTGTAATGTGTCCATCCGTCGACACATGCGACGCGTACGCTAAACACATCCCTGATATATGTATTTTTGAAGAATTTCAGCCTAAACGGCTAGAGGCGATTTACGACCAACAAGATAAAGACCGAAGACTTCATAAACTCGACAAGCGGCATAAAGTAAATCGAATTTTAATAATACTGGATGATTTAGCGTATTTAAAAAATGAATTGTCAAGTTGTAAGATTTTAAATAAGATATTTTTTAATGGACGCCACAACAAAATCATGCTGATGATGTCGATGCAAGATTGTAAATGTCTCGGACCTGGATTGCGCGATCAACACGTTGCTGTGTTCCTCGGTAGTTCCGGTACACCACCATCCGTAAAACGTGTATACGATGTGTTCAATAATGTAAATGTAACCCCTCGCGAATTTCAACGTTACCTGGATCGATATACTGTCAACTACACAGAACTAGTCATAACCAACTACAAGAAGGACGCACACACAGCCGATGAGTGTTATTGTTGGTTCAAAGCCCGACGTGGTATGGAATTCCACATGTGTAAAAACGCCTGGCCTGTTCACCAGAATATGTACGATCGTGAATATTTTTTGCGACGATAATTATAAAGTTAAATTTTGAATATGCTTGTTTTTCAGTGCAATTGCACTTCACCAACGCATTTTGTCGACTAATCGACAATTGACGACAAGCGCTCGTTTGCCTCTACAAATTCAAAAATGTCTTCAGCGCTTGTATTTAGGGCCAAGCACATGATAGCATAACGTACAATGTCCTCGTCTTGATCGTAGTATGTGTTCTCGTTGAATGGACGACCACCAAATACAACACGACGCTTTGGTGGGTTCTCTCCATTGTATCGTGCACGATAAAGTTTTACAGCGAGTTTTCCAATTCGAGTCGCCATTATTGGCTTGTATTTTAGGTCGTACTTTTGCGCGACTTGTGGGAATGAGATTTTACGACCACGACCCCCATTGCTATCCTCGATTGCTAGAGTTGTTGTTGTTGTGGGTGGTGCATACAAACCATCCAAGACACGACGTTGTAAATCCTTCATGTAGATTTTGTCGCGCTCGTCCATTCCCATTGACTCTGCGATTTCTTGTGCCACGCGAAAGTTTTCTAACTCCATGTTCTTTGTTTTGGTTTCAGTTGCGTTGATACCAGCCTCGATTTGTCGAATCAACAATGCCTCGTTCTTCACGATGTCCAGCCCAGACAATGGAGTGTTGACAGTTTGTCCAGTTGCCCGGTCTTGCATGGCAATTCTACCATTCTCGACGTTCTTCTTCAACAAGCGCCACTTCTTCTCACACTCGATGAAGTACAAACGAGCTTGCTTGCCTTGCTCGGTGTTGGCGAGCATGAGGAAATTCTTAGCAGCATCTGTCGTTAGATGGATGATGTTGCGAGGACGACCTCTTTGGATTAATCCGACTTGCTCAGGATTAATCGTTTCCAGCGTATAATCAACATTCAACGTAAATTTGTTATCAATTAAATTCTTTGCGTTATCCTTTCTTGAATAACCTGCCCATCTCCACAGATCATCAAAATCAACAGGAAACTCGGTTTTGTTCTCCTCTTGGTCGTTCAAATACCTCTCAATCGCAACTTCCATCTCAGAGCGTGATTCATTGGTAAGAATTGACGACATGACTAGGATATATGAGAGTCAAAGAGATTTATTTGTCGAGATCGCACGCACCACTGCTGGCAAGTATACCCATTGCCAGGTCCGTGGGTTCGATCGCGTTAGTCGATTCGACTCTATAGTCTAATTCGTTTGCTATGACGTTCTCTGGGAAACGTTTCTTGTCGTCTTGCATTCTGCGCTCGAATTCTACAGAGCAATAGTCTCCACGTGTGATGGTTCTCTGTCGTCTAACTTCGTCATCGCAATCTATAAACACAGACACAACCCTATTTCCATAGTAGCCTTTAAATGCTCGCAGTCCGTGTATATCGAGAACAACGACGTTTAATTTGCTGTCGCTTACATCTTGGCTTCTAACACCATAGCGCCAAATCCCATTCGACTGTGTCTTATAACGACGAACTTCAACAAACTCACCACGCATTAAAGATCCCATGAAGTCGTTCGAGCTCACAAAATGATAAGGATTTCCCTCTGATTCGCAATCACGTGGTGGTCTGGTGGTTGTACTCACAACAAAGTGACAATCACATTGTTTTTCAATTGCTCTTGCAATTGTGTCTTTTCCGCTGGCACTAAACCCGACGATGACTATTATCGGCAATGTCGTCATTATACACACATACCATTTACATATTAAAACACTCGTCAAACTCGGCCTGCTTTAACTCTCTGATTGGACGATGCTCGACAAGTTTATAATATTCTTCTTCTATGCACATGAAGTAATCGCGCATAGCTCTACCCGCGTTCGATCGAGCAGCCATCATAAACTTTTTTACACCCTGTGCTGTGACCATTTCTATGTGATGGTTGTTGGTGAAGTAATGATCAAACTCGCTGTGGAATATTTCACTTGTCGCGTTTCGCGTTCTCAATCTCGTGTTCTTGTATGGTCGATCGCCGATTGTCGCATCGTCGTATATGTTTATGGGTGTGTCGTAACGCACCAATGCATCTAAAGACGTATCAATTATGAACGCCATGTTTGAACTACAAATGGTTTACATTTTATGGCGTGTTGTTTCAACGCGATCGTTGTTTAATTTGGCAGTGAATTGATTGCCACTGGGTTGTAAAAGATCTTCATCCTTAGCGCGTTTTTGTTCCTCTCGCTGAACTGCAGTTCCACAAAGTCACCATAGCCAACTTTCGTGTTTAGTTTCTTTGCGAGTATGCGTTTGTTATTCCAAACGCAAATTCCCATATACCCAATTATTAAAGCGATACCAATTGCTAGAGTGATTACGATCCCCATGTCTTGTGTCTTTAATCGAAACAGAGATTAAAACTACCTCGCGTATTTAATTTGTCGTGCACAAGTAAAGATGGTCAAGGTCATAACCAACAAAAAGCGTTTTCTCCAATCTCTCTCTAACCCAGCAATTTCTGGTAAGGATCGCAAAGACGGTCTTATCATGACTGTGCGCAACGCAACACCCCAAATAATGAAACACGAGAGACTATCGGGCATGAAACCAGAATACCCAGAGACCCACGCAACCGGAATAAACTGGGGACTTATAATGGCCATGCTGGTTGTTATAGCGCTAATAGGTGGTGGGTTTTGGTGGTTTAAATCAAACACACCCCTTTACAGCTGTGACATGTGTAGTGCAGATTAAGTTACCCAAATCTGCGAAAATTCGTTTTGAAACGACCAACGTTTCCATCCATATACGTTGGAGTTTCTTCGTTGACCATTGTTGGTCGCATTTTGTATTTGTAATCAGCAGCAGTTGAAACTATTGCGCCACGCCCACCGTTTTCACGCGGGTTGACCATCATCCGCTGTGCATTTGTAAATGCTCCCGGGAATGGCTCGTCTGTTGCTTTCGCAAAACGGTTTTCTGTTTTAACTTCGGTTTCAGGTTGGACAGTGCCAGCAACTTCTTTGGTGGTCATGGGTGGAGCTCTGTAAAACGATTCCACCTTGTCTTTTGTGCGCCAAGCGTAAAGTGTTAACCAAATTGCACCAACGGCAAGCCAACGTGGTCCATATAAATAAGTCATCCCCAATGTTACATATATAATCAATCGTGAATTAGCATTGAATATTTCGGGTTCTGGTAGTCCCTTTGTGGGTATAAAAACAAGAATATCGCGAAACAAATAACTGAAATCCTCAGTCCATTTCTTTGTGCTTGACTCCATGTTATGCGTAGTTGTGTGTTGTAAACATACTAGACTTTACGAAAAGCGTGTTTTTAATTTTCTCCCATGAATATAAACAAGTCATGTCAACAGTCATTTCCCAGCTCGGATATATTCTATCGACGTCAGCCACTGAGGTAAACGACATTAACATGTCTGGGAGCATGACAACAAACGACTCTTTATCGTCGGGTGTAGATGGGACCGACATGTCTATAGCATCTGGAGCCGGATTTTCATACACAGCAGATGGTTCTGACTCTGGTGATGTGAGTCTAGCAAGTGGTACCGCGGGTGCGTCAACGTCCGTTGGCGATGGTGGTGCTAGTGGTGCAGTTGAAATCGATAGTGGCGTTGGTGGTGCATCGACAACAGGCAATGCAGGTGCAAGTGGCGCTCTTGCCATTTACTCTGGTGCTGCTGGCGACTCTGCAACTGGTAACGGTGCTGCGTCTGGCGCGTTGTCAATTTACTCTGGTGCTGGTGGTGACTCAACAGTTCTTGGTGACGCTGGTGCGAGTGGTGCAATTAGCATTCATAGTGGTGCTGCGGGTGCCATACCAACTGCTGCTGACACGCCTGCCGCTGGTGGTGCTGTGTCGATTTATTCCGGTAGTGGTAGTGCTGGTGTTGGTGCTTCAGCGTCTGGTGCCTCTGGAGCCGTATCTCTCTACTCTGACAATGCAGGTGACGTAGAAGCTCTCAGTGCAGGAACGGGTGCTGCTAGTGGCGTCGTCACGATCCAGTCGGGAATCGGGGGCGATGGTGGCGCAACTGGCGTCGGTGGCGCATCTGGCGCAGTAAATATTCAATCACTTGCAGGTGGTGCATGCACGGCAATCGGAACTGGTGGCGCTGGTGGCGCCGTCGCAATAGCAACGGGCGCTGGAGGTGCGACTGTAGCTGGAGTTGGTGGTGCTGGCGGTGCGATTACCCTCAGGACGGGAGTTGGAGCAGCTGATAATGGTAGTGGTGGTCACATCTGGATGCTCCCAGGCGCTGCTGATGGCACTGGTACCGATGGAACGGTCGTTAGACGATTCAGCGACATCACACAGACAATTGCACTCGCCGCTACCCTAACTGTCGCAATTTGCGCAACGGGTATTGTTTATGTAACTGGTGCTGGTGCGGGCAACGTCCAAATGGACACCGGTGCCAACTTCGACTTGGCATTCCCAGCCGCAGCTACTGGTGATTCAATTCAGGTGCTCGTTCAAAACAGAACTGCTGGTGCCGCTGGTGCGTTGACATTCGTTGATGGTGTTGGTCTGGTAGGTCGTGGTGCTTTAGTTCAAATCAACGCTGGTGCCAATTCAGTGCTGCACATGTGGCGTGTTGGCGCCGACTCATGGGAGTACTCCCCAGTCGGGCTCTAGATAATTCGTCTATCTCTTGTCAAATTTGGGCTTTGGATCTGGTTTGAGTCGTTTAGGTTTCTTGTCATCTACATTGAGTAGGCCATCTACAATCAGGGCTCTCCAGTCGTGGCATCCGGTCCTCTCCATTGCCCGTTTTTCTACAGCTGCAATGATAGACTCCATAGTATTTGAATACATAAAAAATGTTGCAATTTCCACGTGGTAAGTCGTCTAATTTCACAAATTCGGTAAAAGCATACACGCAAAAATGGAATCCGATGCCTGGACGTGGTTGTCTTTTTTATTAATTGTGTGTGTGTTGATAAACACGACCGTTTCAGCGTACAAGGATTATTTAGAAATTCGACATTATAAGGCACAACGCCTGTGGATGGAAACGCATGCACGCGATGTGCTTCCAGGGGGGTAACCCCGTCGGGTTTGAGATTTGAAATTTATAGCGATATAAACAATGGTTGCGTTAGTTTTAATCATGTACGCGTCGATTGGCGTATGGATCGTAATTGGGTCCGCATTTATAGTTTACGACTTGTACGACGACAGCGAAACAGACAACGACTTGGAGGACTTCAGATGCATTGTGTAGTTTATCACATCGTGTAATTAACACCACCACCACCACCACAAGTGTTTGTCAGCGTCTTGTTTTCTCGGTCGCGCTGCTTTACGAGTTGTATAACATCAGACAGGTTTACTGGCGCGAATGCATTCCCGTCTACTCCAACGTCAACTCGTCGCTTGTACTTTTCGGTGTTTGCCAGCGCGCTGTGATACGACACATTCGAGTGGATATGGCCATGGAGGTGTACAGAGCCCTGTTTCCGCCCGTTCCACTCTTTAAATGGGAAATGGCACATAACAATAAACTTACCGAGCTTGTACAGTTCTTGATAATTCGATATCTTCTTCCATGGGAGACATGTAGTTTGAACGTCGTCATGGTTGCCCTTTATAAGACATTTGGTCCCTTTAAGATCGGCAAATATGCGCATATTTACGTCGCGACTGTAGTATGAAAAATCGCCCAGTACATACACTAAATCGTCCTTATCGACGACATCATTCCAATTCTTTATTAACGCCTTGTCCATTGCCTCGATCGTATTAAACGATCGGAACCCGTTCTTCAAAAGTGCTTTGTGCCCAAAATGTAAGTCACTTGTTACCCATATTTTCTGATCGTTACGCGTCATGAGATGTCGTGTGTACTGACGTTATACATAAAAAAACGAAGCAAACGCATCACAATAAAATGTTTAAGACTTACAAAACAATGAAGGTGGTTTCATTCGATCCGGGTATGACTAATCTCGGCTTTTGTGTTTTAGATTGGCGCGCTGCTGATCATAGCTTTGCCCTGTTGGATTGGGGTTTGAAAGATCTGGGTTCGACACGAACAGAAGAAGCAGTCGAAAGTTTAGTTGCTTGGTTTAACGAGTCGTTTCAGTGTGTTGACTTGATGGTGCTCGAAACGCAATACAACAATCCAAAGATGATGGCTTTGTCACACGCACTTCAAGCGCTGGGAGTGTGTCAGGGTGCAAAGGTCGTGTTTGTTAGTTCTGCAGCCAAATTCAAATGGTGGAAAAAACAAGACGGGTTTAAGTTACCACCACCACCCAAATCAGCACGATCTACGACTAAAAACAATGCGATATTCATTACCCGCTCTCTTATACCCGCCGACGTGGACACTGGATTTTTCCAAACGATACCAACCAAGAAACAAGAACATTACGCCGATTGTCTAGGAAACGCTCTTGCTTACCTTGCAACCACTGAAAATGTGTTGTACGTCACGTCACATTAAATATGTTGTTTATACACATTTGACAAAACAATTCATCATAGTTCCCAAGTTTGACACACTGGTTGTCGTCACCAAGACACCCATCACATAGATCATCATCACTGCTGGCGTCCTGGATCATGTTGTTTAAACACCCGTGACAAACTGGGACCATGCCAACAAACGAGTCCTGATCAACACAAAGATGTATGGTTTTACACTCAAAACACGTGTCTTTGCGAACTAAAACAGCCTCCCATGCTGGGCGATTGAGTTTCGATTTTAAAGTGGTCAAACACGAGAAACAAATAGAATCGCTGCCCCAGACAACACACTCGTTGGTGTCGTAGCACAAATCACACGTGTTGGGTTTGATAGACATCTTATATATAGAAATCATAGAAATTCACAACGAGTGCGTCGTCACACTCCATAAAATTCTCTGTATCTCACTCAATACACACTCAACATGTCTTCGTCTGATGAAGACTACACTGAAACGGAAAGTGACAGCGGTAGCAGCGCGTACGAAGTAGAAGACAGCGATTGCGGTAGCGAGGTAGAAGACAGCGGTAGCAGCGAGTACGAAGAAGAGGTTGTCGATATTAACGACATCGATGACGCCGATTGCAGTTTCGACGAGGAAGACGACGACGATAGTGACAGCGACGAAGAAGCGTTCTAAAAATGCAAAGTTTTTTTTCTCAGTGTACTATGGACAATGGACAACAGTTTGATTTTGATTGCGTCTGTTATAGCAATCGTGTTTTTAGTTATAAAATACCAGAGCATAGAAACTCGCTTTGAAAGGTTAAACTCGCAAAAGCCAAGCTTTGTAGAACGCCCCGTAGAAGACATAGAAACCAACCACGTGGAACCACAACAACAACAACAAGCATCAAGTTTGGCTGTGCCCCATCGTAAATTAAACCAACTGGGTAGCACTGATCAGAGAGGGCGTGGTGATATGGGCGATCTAGAAACAGAAACCCCAGCTGTCCCGCTGTCTTCGATGTTCGGTGGCAATGAAGACCTCGACCTAGATACTGACATGAGAGAACGATTCGCGGCGGAGGTTATCAAGACAAATGGACGTAAAAGCACAAAGCGTGGAGGGAGAGATTAAACATCATTAAAACCCGATTGGGATCCTTGGTTTCAACGACGACATGTACAAGTAGGCGACGAAGATTGCAATGGCTATTGATAATATAACCCAACACGATGAAAATTCAAATGATCCAACAGAAAGTTTCTCTGTTATTGGTTTCTTAGCGGCAACCACGACTGGTGGGCTCGATGCCGATTTGTTCTCGTTGTTGTACAACTTACTGAATCTGTCAAAATATGCCTTTTGCGAAGATGACATTTGTTATTGTTTAATCTAAGTTGATAAAAAAAGACACACGCTTATTGTGTCGAGACGAAGAAATACTCATCGTCGCTGTCTAATACACCGATAACCGTGGCAGCACTATCTGCGCTTGTTAAAACACGCACAGTTGATTTATCACACGGACATAAAAATGGCTGAAAATTCTTTGTCTTGAAATGCTTACCACATACAATGTATATCTTGTTGTCCATCTGGCTATCTAAAATAAACTTACCACGGCGTTTACATCGCGTCCCTGTTTGTTTGGCTCGCGCGTAGCACAGCATCTATATAACAACACACAACATTATTTTCTACTCTGTGCCACCACGCAAGATATCTAATGTAAATTTTAAACGGTCGTGAGATCTACTTTTACGCTCTATGTTGTACTCTCGGATAAGTTGCACTATACAATTATCAATGTAAGACTGTTGTGATGGCTCGACAGCGTTGTCTACAATTTCCAATAGCTTTTCGATGCAATTCTGCAACAGCGCCATTCCTTGTTTGTTGTATTTCGCACACCGCTTCAGGATTGCGGCTTTGAAGCCTTGTTTTGTGTGTTTTTGTAGTTGCATTGGCAAGAGACGCACCAGTTCTTGTAGGACGTTTTCTTCCAACCCGTGAGTTTCAGCCCAAGTCTCAAAATTGTCATAGTCGTCGAAGGCGGAATTCAAATCTTTCTCTGTCAATTCGTCGTTGCTCTCGATGTCCTCGAGGCAGTTAATGTCGAGCGACTTCCATATGTAACAACGACCACCAACTGAGTACACGTCGACAATGTTTCGATATGCCTTTTTGTATATAGTTTCTGCTAGAGCAGTTGTACACTGTTGTTGGTGTGCAATCTCGTTAATCAAATCAGTGTGGCGGTTTTTAGTAGCCATTTGGTAATGGCACACATAATAAACTGTTGCTTTTGAACGAACCACTGGTGCGCGTGGAATGGGCATTAAAAAATATATCAATGTATCACAAATGGATATCTCACCAGATAGTGTACATGTCGACGAGCTGATGAAACAAAAAGATATGATGTTAAACATGTCAGCGGCCCAGATATCTAATACTTTTTACACTCTACTCCACGAGTTCGTAAAAAAACTCGATCTCATGTACGGAAATAAAACTGGCACGTTTAAGAAGATGACGATTCTCATAGAGAACGCAAGTCAGCTAGACGTGTTCTACAAAATGCGCGAGATGTTTAACGAACACGAACTCGCAATTGAAAACAAAGACGAGGCGCTGTTTAGCAAGTTTAAAATGTTTCAAGATATCGATTTCGCCGGTCTGTGGAGTATAACAGACAAGATGAGCAGAATATCTGTTTGGTTGTACTTGCAAAAGATATCGGGGTTCTACACCCAGTTCAACGCACTCGAACAAATGATGGACAGCAAAGAAGGAATGTTGCGTATCCTCAACATGGGCAAGGCGGCATGTTCTACCCTAATGAACAACGGCACCGACATAAAGAGCGCGCTTGGTAGTATGTACCCGAACTAAAGACAGCGCGCCTCCTCTGCAATACATTCCGCGAGTGACAAATTGCTCACACTGCAAGTGTCTAGATAGAAAGTGATCGTGCCTAGCGTGCCTACGCTATACTCGAGCATAAGCGGGAATCCCTTCGTTTGCGATAGACACAATTTGATTAGTTGGCTCATGTTGGTTGCGTGTGAAATTCTTGTTAACACCTTGAGGTCGAACTGGTCGCGCTTGTCGCAATCTCTAGTTGCATCGCCTATTAAAATTTCAGATGGTGTGCTGCAGCCCTTTCCCGGCTTGATGCTTGGGTTGTAGTTCTTCGTCATGAATCGTGTTACCAATTTACCCTTGGTGCTTTCATTGTCGTTTACTACGAAATAAATCACCGTGCCTGCTGGGCTGACGCGTGCAAGGATTTGCAATTTACCACCCTTTCGTTCGGCACAGCGCAACATACGCTGGAACGTCACCGATGTCATTGTAAACGTGCAGTCGAATTCAGTCTTCGGGATATCGATGCGAACTGGCTTGATGTACAACAAAGGCTCGTCGTAGTGGTATTGGTGTTCCTTGTTCTTGACTATGAAATCAACACGTGGGTGGTTTGACAAGAATTTGTCTCTGAACACCTTTAAACAAATCACATCTTCCTGGTTGACATTTTTGCAGCACTTGTGGAAGTTATCAAACGAAACACCACAAATCGTGTCTTGTGTGCACGTGTAATGTTCAATGTTTGTGCTCTTCAAATCCAAGCTTACAAGCAAATCGTGTGTCAATGCTTTCATGAACATTCCTTCGCTTGTGAACAACACGTTTGCATCCACGACGAGCTGTGACAGAGTTTCGAATAAACACCGCAGACGGATCGCCTGTGTTGTTCCTAACTCGACAATTAAGTTGTCGTCGTTCTCTTCCATTTTGAATTATGGTTAGATTTTATAGTGAGGGAATTTGACGCGGGCGGGAAAAGTCGTCGTTTAACGAGTGATTTGTTTTTTGTCGCTAGAATGCAAAGATGCAACAACTCCCACCACCATCATACTTCTTAAAACTAGTCGAGGCAGCAAACTACACTGGAAACAAGTCGTTAAGCAATGCTATGTTCCCAGCCAAAGATCAAAATGTCATATTCAAACAGAATGTGATCGGGTGGACGTATTTTTCCACTGCAAACGTTAAAATGATTTTGAAAGAACTCGACACCACGCTATCTGAGATAACACAGCCAATGTTGAAATTTTATTATGGTACAATCGAACACAACTACGTCAACGTAGATGAGGTTGATAAGATATTTGCGACGGTAAAGAAGGGAAACGATTACGTTGTGGAGATTGTTGCCCGACAGAGAAAGGCGCTAGACATCGGCCAACAGAGATACCACGCGTTTATGAAGAAACCTAACGACTCTGTACGCCTTCCACTACAAAACAATACCCGAAGCCACGAAACTGAAATTACACAGCGCACTTGTTAAACAACGTTGATAGCACATAGTCGTCGATACAACGCTGTCATTGATTTCATGATACAATACCGAATAATCACAATTGACTTGTACATTGTGTATATATAGCAAATCAGGGCTGCACTAAGTGCCACAGAATCTACTCGTTGTTCGATTAGTCGCAAACAATCATCTTGGTTTTTAAGCCACAACGACGACGGCGTCTTCGTCAGGTTTGAACATATGTCTTCTACTTCGAGTCCACACCACCAGCCGTATATATACATTAACAATAAAGGTGCTTGTATGAATTCGCGATAAACTCGGCTGTTGCATCGTATAAAATTAAAAGTTTTGATTGGTGTGTATTTATTTACATTGTCGTAAATGCCAGTGGCGGCGATCATGCGTCCACGTTTTGTGTGTGAATTACAAACATAAAATATACTACACAGACGACGCGACCAATGACATCTCTTTATTATGTCGTCGTGTCTTAAACAACATGACATCAACTATTCAAATGTTAGCTCGAATGGAAAGGTCGCATATGAACACTGAACACCCTTTAAAAGACGTGGTACAATTCGACGTTTTAACCAGCGATCCTGCTCTCAAGTTGTCTATTCTACGAAGGATAAAAGCAAGGATGAGCGATTGGGGGGCAGACGCAAACTTATACATAAACTTCCAACCTGTAGATTCCAACGAAAACAAACCAACACCAAGTGTTTACTACACGTTTGATAATCACACACAACATGTCAAATCTAAATATATAAATGCAATTCTTAGGGGAATTAATAATACAATGTTAGTTGGAGATCGCGTGGTGTATATATTAAGCCATGTAAACGAATGGTCAAATTAATGCACAAGACCACCCTCGATCGAATTCATCACAACGAGTGAAATAATAACGACAACCGCGGCAACCACTACAGGTGTGAATATCTCAGGAGGTTCTTCATCGTCATACATAGCGGTAGTTACTACATAAGCAATGACACCAGCAATTGCACTAAATACCCATGGGTCGTACATGTTTATCATTTACATTAAACAAACAAAAAACTCAATCGTCGTTTGTTTCTGGTGTATCGCTGTCGTTGTAGTCGTCTTTTTCGTGGTCGGAATCTGAATCAGACCCTGAGTCAAACGCGGTTTCGTTTTTGGGTTCATCGTCTTTAACGGCAGCAGTGTCTTTTGGGGTTTCAATGCTCGCGCCGCCCTTGACGATTGTTTGTAAAAAACGGTTTGACATCTCAGAGAATGGTGTTAAATCCATTATCGCATTGTCTATCGACCGGCTTAGTAGTTTGGGTAGTTGTTTACACTTGAAGAGTGTATTTTCGGGGCTAACACCGTCTCTAAAAACCATAACGTCAGGGTATGTTAATATATCAGCTGCTATGTTATTTAGGACGACGTGTACGAATCTTTCTTTCGTTGGGGTTCGAAGTGCGATGTGTTCTTTTGCGTCTGAAATCGAGGCTATTGTTAAACACTTGCCAACGAAAATTGCTTTCAAAATCGAGTTGAGATCAAAGTCAGAAAGGCGGATTGCATTTGTAACCGTTTTTACAGCGTCGTTGATTTGATCAGTATTCATTCGCGGCATGTCTTTCAAGTGGTTCTCCACGGTCGTACGATGTTTAGAAGAGGTATGGTAGTAAATAAACCACTCGGTTTGTTCGTCGTCGAAGTCGTCATCCTTGTAGACAACGTCTCTGAGATACTCAGTTAGCGCGGGAGTTAGATTCCTTTTAACAGCCTTTGTGTATTCATCCACAGCTACAGCTCTGTTTCCAAATCCCATGTCTTTATATGTACAACACAGAAAAAAACACGCCATTTAACGTCGAACTGTTCGCCGTCTCTTACCACCCATGCTTTGCCGTTTCTTACCACCCATGCTTTGTTTTTGAACGACTTCTATGTTGCAATTGCAGGCGGGGCACACAGGGCATGCTTGTGCTGCTGCTGCAGGTGCAGGTACAGGTGTTGGCGCCATTCCAGTCCCAGCTTCTGCCATTTGTGGTTGTGGTGCCATTCCGGTCCCAGATTCTATGAGTTGTGGGGGCATAGATGTTCCAGTCCCAGCTTCTGCCATTTGTGGTTGTGGTGCCATTCCGGTCCCAGATTCTATCATTTGTGGGGGCATAGATGTTCCAGTCCCAGCTTCTGCCATTTGTGGTTGCCTAGGTGTCGCAGTTCCAGATTCTATGAGTTGTGGGGGCATAGATGTTCCGGTCCCAGCTTCTGCCATTTGTGGTTGTGGTGCCATTCCGGTCCCAGATTCTATGAGTTGTGGGGGCATAGATGTTCCGGTCCCAGCTTCTGCCATTTGTGGTTGTGGTGCCGTTTCAGTTGCAACATCTTTCATTTCAAGTATGATCTTATCTCTATATTCTTCTAGTTCGGTTTGAAGTACGCTGATCATTCTATTTTGTTCTTGTAACTTCTGTGTCAAGTCGTCAATCGTTTCTTCGAGTTTAACCTTGTTGGATTTGTATAATTCTTCCATCGATGTCTGCAATCGCTGCTCGTCTACTGTGATGTCTCTCTGCTCTTTCAGCTTGTCGATTTCCAATTTGAGCGTGCCGATTATATCAACCTTTTCTTGAATGGTGCGTTTTGATTCTTCAAGTCGTCGTGTCTGCTCCGCGATCTCCTTTTGTAGTATAACGTTTATGTTTTCTATTTTATCCGAGTCCGACTTGGTCTGGGCTACCTGTCTAGCGAGGTCGTCGGCATCTTGCTTAAATTCAAGAGTACTTTGGTCCAGCCTTTTTAGCTTTGACTCGAGCAAATCATTTTCGTCCATTTTACTTGTCAATTTTGCCGTCATGTCGTTTAGGTCGGCTGACATGAGATCAATACGCTGTTGTAGTTCTGCCTCGAGAGCTTGCTTTTCGTCTACCGTTTTTTGCAGATCAGCCTCTGCTTCTTTGAGTTCCGCGTCGCGTTGTTTTAACTGGTCGGTCAGTGCCGCAATCCGTACGCGCATTTCTTTTAGCGTGCCTTCCAATTCGGCGTTGGTTTGTTCAGCCACGTTTACTTGAGTTTGTAAGTTTTGTATTTCAGCCTCTAGGTTCTTTGTGACGATCTGCAATTCATCTAGTTGGGCCGCAAGCTCAATCCCAATATCCACCACTTTTTCAAATTCCTGTTCTTCGTTATCGTCTGATTCCAGTTCTTCGTTATCGTCTGTGGGCAGTGCCACGGCTACAGATTCTCTTGGGGTCGTCAAATCGATCACATCTGGTTGTTTTTGTTCTTGTTCTTTGTTGTCACCCCCACCACCAAACCCAAAAAACCCGAGTAAACCCCCACCAGCTCTTTTAGGTGGTGGTTTTGGGACGCGGGGTGTTATCATCGGCTTAACCGTACCCGGTGTTGGTATATCTCGGTCTGGGATTAATTCTAGCAACTGTACTATTTCAATCGCAAGCGGGGGTGGTAGTTGTTTGTACTTCTCATTCAGCTTGTTCAACAAGAATCGAGCCGTTGTGTATTTTTGATGTATCAGATCGCGGTTTTTGAGGTTGGTCGGCTGGGCAAGATATACAGCAAACCGATAGACATTGCTCGGCGACACGACAACCGAAGGATCGTCGATTGTACCGTTGTCAATCCTTTGATATAGATCGTGAAACATTTCGTTCAACTCGTAATCAGTAACACGAGACCTCACACCTGCATACGGACCTGGCAGGTCGGGCAGTTGTGTGGCAAGAGGCTGGAGAGGAATACTCTCCAAACACTTGTCTATCACACGATTCATCGGTAGCAATTCTACACCACTATACTTTTGTGCGTTATTTTGAATGTCGGTTCGCAACTGTTCAGCTACCAATTGTCTCATGTGTCTTGTTTCTTCGGTAGCTGAGTTTTTTGCTAACCACGTTACGAGTTCCACCAATCGCGCCTTTGGTATTGTTATCGGTGCATTGGGAACTTGCCGCGCGGCGAACCCAGTAGCACCGATTATTGCTTCCACGGTTTTTTTTGCGTTCGCGCTGGAGACAACAATAGCAGAATACTCCACTCCGCCGTTTTCGATTTCAATTTGATCAAGCCAAAACATGGCGTGTTGTTTATATATCAACATAGAAAATAATTAATTTCCTTTGTAAAGAATAAATGCAAACATATCAATGCGTGCGATTTTTAAGTGCGAATGACGCAAACGGATTGCGCTTACAAAGCTTGGATCGTGATGCCAGATCAATCCTAGACGTCATAAAACGACTCGAAAAACAGATATCGATTGTTGCCAGCGACAATGGCAGTGATTTGATTGTGGACTTGGAAAATCAAGTAGCAAATGAAATCGAACTGAAAAACGTTGTGTATCACTTAGAGAAGCACGGGTTTTACTGTTGTTTAGTAAATGAAGACAGCTGTGTTTTATACATAAGTTGGCGCAATTCAAAGCGCAGATGGTGTGTTCGAGGTTAAAGCGACAAAGACAAACACAGCTAAAATGGCCAATAAAATGTACTGGTTTAACTGTGCTAGACGTAGCATTTCGTGTTGCACTCGCAATATTTCGCTAATTGCATCGGGTTGTGGGGTTTGTATTGTAGACGACATTTCCTCGTGGTTGATACGTGGGAATGCGCTAAATAAGTCACCGAGTGATGTCATTTTCCTATAAGCTTGTATTTTTATTTTCGGTTATAAGAATATAGATACTTACATTTTTGTAGACACGCAGGTGTATGTTTTCGTGGCTTTCGCGTTGCTGGTGCGGGTGCGGGTGCGGGTGCGGGTGCGGGTGTTGGTGTTGGTGTTGGTGTTGGTGTTGGTGCTTCGCCCGCGAGTACAGAAAAAAAACTTTTAATCGCATAAACGGTACTATAATCACCTCCATACAACTTCCACAACTCTGACTGTGCAATTGTTAAAACACCTGCTCCCATCCCCAAGTATTTTGCCCAGGTGGTGTTGTTGGTTAAATCACCCACGCCTTCGGCAACACCCCACGCCGCCATTGACACCATCGCTGTGTTGACAAGAGCTCTGCAAAGAAATGGCATGTTAATTTTATCTTTCCATGCGCCACTCATCTCGGCCATAAATCCATGCGCACCTAGCAAAGCAGCGTGCATACCAAGTCGTAAAGCTGGGTTTAGTGCCAACCATGGATATTTGTTAACGTCGGTATTCGGAATTAATGGTGATTTACTAACCCATCTAAACCACGTATATACCATATTTGACATATTGCTCCACGCATCTGAAAAATACATAGTTTTTGAAATCGACTGAAAGTATTCTTTTTCTATCGAATCATAATTCGAACTAAATGCCCTCATATATACGTCCATGAGAGCGTTAACGGCAGGCCCGGCAACAAAATACGAAAGGCCCAGCATGGAAAAAATAGTCATCATCACCATCGTTTTCGGTCTTAGATTTCTATAGTTTCGACTGTAATGATGCTTATGCAAAAATAAAGCAAACAACGAAAACACACCAACGGCGGCGCCTGCTATATAATCGTTCGTTGTCGCCATCTCAAATTTTGTGTCAATTGCTGAATATTTAGCTTCGTCTTCGTTTATTTCTTCAATTGTGACAGTTGATAGCGATTCATAAATTCGACCATCAATCATCTCTTCCAACAATGCCAGTTTTACAAGCTGTTTGTAATTTTTAAGTGGTAGTTGGCCAAATTCATCCTCTTCTATTAACAGTTGATATCTTTCCTCGTACGTGGGCAGTTTATCGATCAATGGCATAAACGGTTCAATGTGTTTCCATTGCATGACTGACAGCGCTTTTAACGTGTTATTAGCACGAGCCTCCATGTAATTTTCTATTTACCATGACGATACATTATTTAAAGTCGAACTACTACTTCTTCTTGTTAAACTCGATGCTACTTTGCATTGCCGCCCGATTGATGTTACGTCGCGCTACAAAATGTCCAATTGCATCATTCTTATGAACACGGGTTTCTAGCTTAGAAGACAGTTTGTCGTCGATTGTAACAGACATCATTTCATCGAAACCAGCAGTCATGGCTCTAACCAGCCTTTCTTCAACCGTCTTGATGTGTTTTGTGACTTCATCGGAAATGACACCACCGTCGTCGAGTTCGATCGTTTCAAACAAGATGTCGTCTTTCTTTGCATCCGTCGCCGAGTATAACACGCACACGATACACAGAAACCGTTCATTGCGAGAAATGAAAACGTCTACCCAATCGTGTGGTATGTTGTGCCGGAATATGTCCGCATCGCGCAACAAATACTTGTCCGCTTCCTGCAAGTCGTGAAACAATGCCAACTCTGGGTGTCGCTTGTTCAATATCTGTTTGACAGCGGCGTCGCGAGAACTGTAAATGCCACAAACACGACCAGACCTGACAGCGTAATAATCAGGGCTCAATGAAAGCGATTCTTCGAGCTCGCGGTCCATCTTTATGTCGTGTTAGATAAAAAACGACCAACGACCAACGCAGTCTCTTGCCGCCAAAAGTCGGCGTGTGTGTAAAGATGCAAAAGAATCGCTGTTGAACAACTTCAAGGTTGATTTCGATTTTAAATCTACTTTTACTAGAGGTCATGATTCAAAAATAGCTGATTACACCCAGGAAAAAGGTGCAGAAAAGATAAAAAAAGTAGTGTGGGTTTTAAATCTACTTTTACTAGAGGTCAACTTTCAAGTTTAGCTAATTACACCCAGGAAAAGGGCGCAGAAAAGATTGAGGATATACTCCATTACGCTGTCATGTGCCATTCTAGTAGCCAATTCGCGGCTGACAATGGATTGGGCAACTTACTTTAGTCGTCGTGTTATTTTGTGTGTGTCTACACTAAAAACATGCACACATACGCGTTCTTAAGAATCGCTGTTGAACAACTTTAAGGAAGGTTTAGATTTTATCTGCTTTTACTGAAGGTCCGGTTTCAAGTGGAGCTGATTACACCCAGGAAAAAGGTGCAGAAAATGTAAAAAAAAGTAGTCGACTGCTTTTACTAGAGGTCAACTTTCAAGTGTAGCTGATTACACCCAGGAAAAGGGCGCAGAAAAGATATGAGGATAATACTCCATTACGCTGTCATGTGCCATTCTAGTAGCCATAGTCGCGCAGACGCAGACCAATTCGCGGCTGACAATGGATTGGGCAACTTACTTTAGTCGTCGTGTTATTTTGTGTGTGTCTACACTAAAAACATGCACACATACGCGTTCTTTGCAATCGCTATCGTCGCTTTCTTGTTGTTGATCGCGCTTCGGGGGACCTCGCCTTGTCCATTTTGTGTCTTGTCCGTGTTAGACACTGGCCCAAACATTAAAACGTTACGAGACCCAATGTTCAACGCGCGTGAATGTTGCAAAGAATTGGTGTTGTTAGAGCAGCATTTACTTGACACTGGAAAACGATGCGATGATTGTATTCGCAAACACTTTCTAACGATTGAAGGGTTGCTTGAAGAGGCAACACGGCTTGATAAGTACGGTTCGTACCATTTCATTCTACACAAAAAACCAGACACTGTGCGAGAAATCACTCGCTATTACATAACAAATAAAGACTACCTGGGCACTGCACAACGATTACGCGATGTGCGCAAGTCTCTAGCCGAAGTTTCATTTGGGCATTTTGATTAGGATTGCCATATAGTGCGTCGTCGTCGTCCACCCATCCATTGTTTCTGCGTGATTGTCACATTGCAAACGGGGCACACAGTCGCGTGATCAATTGCTGCTGCGGGTGTGGGACGTGCCATTGGTGCGGGTGCCGCTGCGGGCGTGGGTGCTGCTGCTGGTACAGAACGTGCCATTGGTAAGGGTGCTGCTGCGGGCGTGGGATTTAACCAACTCGGTAACACGTCGTCATCTTGTATCTGAGGAATTGGGTCTACTGGGGTTATTGGTGTAACGTCGTCCTGTAACATGAGTATTGGGGGTATTGGTTTGCGTAACACGTCGTCATCTTGCATCTGAGGAATTGGGTCTACTGGGGTTATTGGTGTAACGTCGTCCTGTAACAGGGGAATTGGGTCTACTGATAAGTTGAGTATTTGGGGTATTGGTGTAACGTCGTCCTGTAACAGGGGAATTGGGTCTACTGATAAGTTGAGTATTGGGGGTATTGGTTTGCGTAACACGTCGTCATCTTGTATCTGATGAATTGGGTCTACTGGGGTTATTGGTGTAACGTCGTTATCGAATCTCTGTGGTACTAGGCTCATATCAGTACGCTCGTCGTCAGATACATCTATTAGTGGGGGTGGATCCCGCTCGGGTGGTGGGGTGCGATTACCGGGTATTTCTAGTAGTGGGGGTGGATCCCGCTCGGGTGGTGGGGTGCGATTACCGGGTAGCCAATTTAACGGGTTGTACCAACTTTGGGGTTCGGGTTTCTTTTCCTCTTCATCGTCGGGTATAACTACCACTTCATGATCGTTGTCGTCGGTATGTAGTTCTGCGAGTGGGTCATGCAAATTTATCTCGGCTATCTTGTCTTTGAGCGTGTTTATGGCTCTATAATAGTTGGCTCCATATTTCCTATATTTATCAGGGTTTGATTCCATATCACCGACGAGTTTTGTTGCCCATATCTTTTGCTTGTCTTGCGTGTCTTTGTTCGTCGATAGTTCGTCTATGAAAAAAACAAGATTCAAAAGGGGTATAATATGTTTATCGACCTTTGGGTTTAAGACACGCCTTTTCATGATTTCATTAAACACAACTTCAGCTCTGAACTTATCCATTTGCGACTTAACGTGTGGAATGCTAAACTGCAATCCCGTCTTTAACCCCTGAATACTCGCTTGGGTTGCATTAAAGAAATCGGTCATAGATTTCTGGGTTTTAAATTTATATTTTTCTGGTGTTGTGTATACGTCGTTGAGCAACATCTCGCCTGTTTGTATTTTCAACTCTGGTCTGTTGTGACCAGTCGTTAAAAACGAAACGACGCCTTCAAACTGTTTTGTGTCTGTATCAACAACATAATTGCTACTTAGATATCTTTTAACTGCGTCAGAAGCTGCATTTGCGTTGGTAAAAAACAAAGCTTCATAATTCGCATGGTTGTTATACTCCATGTCAATTTGATCAAGCCAGTACATGTTTTATTATCTTTGTTAATAAACAACACAAAATCCAAACATAGTATTTTTTCCCAACACGATTTCCCGCCAAACTCGCATCAAACATAATGAACACCGATATACACCTACGAAACACCAAAGAGAGTGTTCTATATTCATACCTAGAACGTTTTTACGACAACCGTGATTACTTTTCCAAGTTAAAAGCCATCGTGAATACAAAGACACGGAAAACTGCATCCACGGTGAGCTTGCGCCTGTTGGATTATATCTGCACATTATACACCGACAAAAAGGCAACCACGTTCGACAGAGAACTAGAGCGCATAAAAGAAAGCTACTTGTTGTATTTGGACTCGTACAAGAAACAATACTACGATTGCTTCAAGCGAGCAAGACGCATCCCATTTGAAAAGAACGGTGAGGTGGTTGTCACGACACTAGGACAGCTAATGTTCTTCAAGTTTATCATCGAACAGAACGTAGTGCAATATGCCGAGGCTAATCTAGCGACAATCAAAGACAATATGGCGGTTGAATTGCGTACGCAGAAAACGACACGACCACCAACGATACGACGACGAACGAAACGCAAACGCGATTGAGTTTATGAAACGTATAAAACACCAACAGTGAAATTTCTCCCTTGAATGTAAAGATGGTGTTTAGTGCTTTCTGGCTTTTAGTCATATTTGCAGTTGTTTACTTATTTTGGGATATTTTTATGGACAGGACCAAAGAGAAACTGACCACTGTTGAAAAAGAGAAGAAGACTTTGATGAGCGATCAACCACCAGCAAAAAGCACCCACCACGTGTCCATACCCACAAAGTATGAATAAATAAAATGTTGTTTGCTACGAGTAAAGAACATGTCTAAACAGGGTTGTCGATCAACGTTTACAATTTCAGATGCAGCACATAAAGAATGTCGCAACTTTACCAGGGATAACCACGAACACGGTGGCAACTTTGCTGTAAATATGCAGGGCAAAACAATGAAGAATGGCAAGGTGGTTAAAAACGGCGAGTACAACAGCATTGTTTTAGAACGCGGTTTGATAGATTGGCATTCACACCCAGCTGTGTGTACCCCAACGAGCTGTGCACTCGGTTTGCCATCAGCTAACGACCTTGTCAACATAATTTTGGGGTGTGCGCACGGCTCGGTTGCCCATTTGGTATACGCCAAAGAAGGCACATATCTTATACAATTACAACCCAAAACGGATGCAATACTAAAAGAAGACAAGGAAAAGATGGTTAAATTTACGAAACTTGTGCGTCAATACAGCGATTGGCTTTCAAGCGAGTTTGACACACAAAAGTGGACATATAAAGAATACGTACACAATTGGCTTGTTGTCACCAACAACATCGGCTTAAAGACACGCCTGTTTCTGGGCAACGAGAAACCAACAATTGAAATGGGTTACAAGTGCGAACTTTGCAATTGCCCAACACCTATCTACAAGAAGATACACGTACCGCCCAAATACGGCAAGTTATAGGCCATAGTGAGTCCGTGGGTCCATCGGATACATTTCTCAATCGAAACACAATGGACGACTGTTTGCTTGCGCTTTGTTTGACAATTATCATCTTTATCATCCTTACAATGTATCAATGGTGGCAATGGTCGCGCGCAGTACCCGCGGCTAATTCGCCAATCGAGAACGAGCATGCAACAATTGAAATCGTTAATGGGGTATTAGGAGAAGATATTTGTTGTATTTGTTGTGGCGAGTTTAACGACCCTCTTGGGTATATGAGTTGTAAAACATGCAAAAAACAAGTACATGTTCACTGCGGGGCGACGTGGTTTGTATACGAACGAATCGCTGGTCGTGAAAGGTCTTGCCCATTTTGTAGACAACTGTGGTAACAAACATAGTTGCGCGTGGGGGCAAGTTGCAGTACAAAGAAGAAAGTTTAATGTCGATCAAGAACTTATTCGAGAAGATGTACATCAAGCGATACAACGAGTATCCGACACGACGACATCGTTGAGTTCTGCGACGACAATGGTTTAATTGTATAAGTGTGCGAGCACGCGAAACGAAAGGTGATTCATTTCCAATTTAACTAAACTCATTTTATCATTTGGTCCGTAGAGAAAATCGAGAACTTTCTCTGCTAGTGGCTTTGCGATAGCTCTAAGACGCGTTCGAACAATTGGATGTTGTAAAGAGCGAGGGCGACAAGGGACTTGATACTCTCTTACCAGCGTACTTTAAACAAAACATTGGCGAGTATCAGGCTGATGTCAATTCGTTGGAGGCGTTTTTGCGTGATAGTGATTACATCGT